ACCAAGATCTGCCTGGCCGTCCAGGGTTTTTTGATGGGCTGACGGGCCACCGCGGGACCGGCGCTGCACCTGGGCGCCGGTCCAGTCCGATTCGAGCCCTGATGACAACCGCGTACCGACTCTCCCGCGCCGACACTTACACGCCCGTTTCCGCTTGGATGTCGATGCCGATTCGCAGGCTTCTTCATTGGATCGAGGTAGTCGCCGAGGTACAAGCGCAAGACAAGAAAGGCTGAATCCGTGGCAAGCAAGCTCTATGAGATAGCGTTCCAGATCGGAGGGAAGCTACAGGGCTCGCTTGCCAAGTCCGTGACCACGGCGGCCGGCCAGCTCGACAAGCTCGGCCAGCAGATTTCGGCACTCGAAAAGGCGCAGGGTACGAGCAGCCGCTTCCGCGCGCTCCACAACGAGATCGCCCAAACCAAGCTGAAGCTCGCCCAGGCAGAGGGCCAGGTCAGGCACATGGGAACCATCGTTGGCCCCATGACCGCCGACATGGCACGCAAGTTTTCGTCGGCGAAGGCGAACGTGGAAGCCCTCCGCTTGCAGTTCCGCGCCGAGGTCACTGAGCTAAAGGGCGTGAAGTCCGCGATGGATGCGGCCGGCATAAGCACGCGCACGTTCGCGGCCGACAACGCCAGGCTTGCCGCTTCTCTCGCCAAGGCGCAGGCCGCGCAGAAGGCCGCGCGAGAGAACCTTGGAGCCAGAGCCGCGAACAAGAAGAGTCGGGAAGAGGCGAGGGGTAACCTAAGAAGTTCCCTCGGGACCGCTGCGGTGGCCGCCGCCGGAGTTGCCGCCTGGATCTTGCCGGTGAAGATCACGGCGGATTTCGAGGATTCGATGGTGCGGGCCGGTGCCCTCGCCAAGGCCACCGACGGCGAGTACAAGACACTCACGGATACCGCCAGAAAACTCGGCCGTGACACGCGCTTCAGCGCAACCCAGGCCGCGACGGGCATGCAGTTCTTGGCTCAGTCCGGGTTCAAGACCAATGAGATATTGGCCGCCATGCCCGGCATGCTCAACATCGCGGCGGCTGGCCAAGTCGAGCTAGGCGAGGCCGCCGACATCACCTCGAACATCCTCCGAGGGTTCGGCATGCAGGCCGATCAGTCGGGTCGGCTCGGCGACGTGATGACCAACACGTTCACGAATTCGAGCACCACGCTTTCCATGCTGGGCGAGACGATGAAGTATGTAGGCCCCGTTGCCAAAGCGATGGGCCTATCCTTGGAGGGAACGGCAGCCGCAGCAGGTTTACTCGGGACCGCGGGCATCAAGGGTGAGCAGGCCGGCACAGGTCTACGAGCGATGCTTCTCCGCCTGGCAGCCCCAATGGCTGCTGGCCGCACTGAGCTGCAACGGCTCGGGATCAAGACGATGGACGCGCACAAGAACATGCGCCCCCTCGCGGACATCCTGGCCGACCTGTCAAAGAAGACCGCGAAGTTTGGTACAGGGGCAAGGCAGGCATCAATCAAGGCGATCTTCGGCATGGAGGCCGCGACGGCCGCGACGGTCCTCATGGCAGAAGCAGGATCGGGGAACCTCCAGAAGTTCACGACGATGGTCGGTAAGAGCGGCACCGCATCGGAGATCGCCGCCAAACAGAATGCCACCATGAAGGGCCAGTGGGACAACCTCAAGGGCTCGGTTGAGGACGTGGCGATCCAGATCGGGACCATGATGATCCCTACTCTCAAGCGCCTCATTGACCAGGTGGTGCCCGTCATCAACAACGTCACCACGTGGCTACAGGAGCACCCGAAGCTCACTGAAGCCATCGTTCTGGGCGGGGCGGCGCTGGCCGTGACGGTGCTCGGGATAACCGTGGCCGGAGTTGCCTACAACGGTATCAGGGTGGCGATCCTGGCCACACACGGCGTGATGCTGCTTATGAACGCGGCCACATGGAAGGCTGCGGCTGCATGGGCAGCGGTCAACGCTCCGCTGATGCTGGCGCTCGTCGGTGTGGCCGGGCTGGCCTATGCCGCGAAGAACCTCTACGACAACTGGAATCCGGTCGCCCAGTGGTTTGCCGAACTTTGGGACGACGCACTCGACGGCATTGGGCGCTACATGGGCGCGATCCGCACCCTCGGCAAGGTTGCGAATTACATCCCTGGAATGAGCGCTTTGTCGGGTGCGGTGGCCACCATTCCCGATATCGGAACCAATCACCGTGCCGAGCGTAACCGCAAGTTCGGAGAGGAAGCCTTCAATCGCCGGGCACCATACTCGTCCCTTGGCGGGCCGATGCGCGAGGACCGTCAGCAGCCTTGGTCAATGCTCGATGGCATCGAGAAACTCACCCCCAGCAGCAAGGGCGGAGACACAACGATCAGTTTCTCGCCGCAGATCACCGTGGCGCCGGGGGCCGCCTCGGGTGCGCGCGGGGAGGTAGAGAAGGGGATGGACGCGGCCAAGAAGGAATTCGAGAAGATGATGAAGGGCTTCATGCACCAGGAAGGGCGGTTGGCCTTTGGCGACTAGCTACACCACAATCCAAGGCGACACCTGGGACGCCATCGCCTTCGTCCAGTACGGCGACGAGCTGCAAATGCACTGGCTCATCGAGGCAAACCCGCTCCAGCGTGAGACGGTGATCTTTCCAGCCGGCGTCGTGCTGTCGATTCCCGATCTGGGCACGACCACGCGCGCGGCCGCTCCCCCGTGGGTAACGAACGCCAATGGGTAGCACCAAGATCAAGCTGATCTACCAGGGTGTGGCCATCGCCGCGGGTGACGATGATTCTCCGCCTTGGATGTACGACATCGACACCGACGGCGACCTGCTGTCCTTCGAGTACATCGACAATTCAGACGGTCAGGCCGACGACCTTCAGATCTCCCTGATTGACAGCAAGGGCCTGTGGCGCGGGGACTGGCTGCCCGAGAAGGGGGCGAAGCTTCAGGCCTCGCTTTTCCCGGCATTCGGCGATGGCGAGCTGCTGTGCGGGGACATGTGGATCGACGAGGTCGAGGCCGGCGGGCCGCCCTCGGTGGTGACAATGAAGGCCACGAGTCTTCCCATCGAGAAAGAGATCCGAGGAACCAAGCGAACGCGCGCGTGGGAGTCGGTCACGTTCGAGCAGATCTGCGAGAAGGCCGCGACGGCGGCCGGAATGGACCTGTACTACAACGGCGATGCCGTCGAGATCGAGCGGGCAGACCAGCAAGAGGAATCGGACCTGACTCTAATTCGCAGGCTGGGCGAAGACTTCGGCTTCGTGGTCAAGGTCCACGATTCGAAGCTCGTCGTCTACGACCAGGAGATTCTAGAGGACGCGGAACCCGTGACGGTCGTGGATGTGGGCGCGGGTGACGGCCTGGTAACCCACTGGAACGTCCGCTCCAAGACGCGCGACGTGTACCGAGCCGCACGGGTCATGTACCGAAACCCGATCCGAAAGCTCGTGGCCGAGGCACTGAAAGCCCACCCGTCCAAAGAACTGAAGGAGCCAGAGTTTGTTGCGCTCAAGAAGCGGGGGAAGCATCGCCGGCTCACCAACGCGCAGAAGAAAGCGCGAGAGCAGGCGCGAGAGGAACGCCACCAGAAGGCGTTCAATCGCAAGCACGACGCCTACCTCGATTCGCTCATTCGCCAGTCGCGCGAGGAAGAGCGTCGAGAGAAGAAGGAAGTCGAGGTTGACGACGTCGAGTTTCTCTACTCTCCCACCGGCTCGCCCGTGGTGGGATCCGTATTGGAGATCGAGAAGCGGGTAAAGGACGAGTTCGAGGCGAAGCGCGTGGCCGAGCGCAAGCTGCGCAATGCGAACCGGGACGAGGTCACGCTGTCGCTGGACCTTGCGGGTGACATCTCCATGAGGGCCGGGCTCAATATCGTCATCGTCGGTGCCGGCAAGCTGAGCGGAAAATTTCACATCGATCAAGCCAGGCACTCCGTGCGCGGCGCAGGCTACGTGACCTCAGTGGGCGCGCATAGGGTCCTGAAGTACAGGTGAGCATAGTGGACGCACTACGAGAGATCAAAGACCGCTTGGCCACGCTCGAACGAAAGGTATCCAGCATGGTCAGAGTGGGCATCGTCGATACCGTTGATCGCGCCAAGTGCCGCGTGACAGTGACCTTCGACGTCCCCGGCGGCCAGTGCAAAAGCTGGAACTTGCCTGTGATGGTCAAGTGGGCGGCGACGAGTAGCGACTACGACATGCCCGCTGTAGGAGAGCAGGTCACGTGCATCTTCCTGCCCAGCGGCCCCGAGGTGGGCTTTGTGCTCGGGTCGTTTTACTCGGACGAGGACCCTATCCCAGAAGGAGCCGACGCCGATGGAATGCGCGTGGTCGAGTTCTCCGACGGCGCGCGCTTCGAGTACAGCACGGAGGAGAGTAAACTGCGAATCCTCATCGGAGCACTCGAACTCACGTTCACCCCCGACCTGATTCAGATCGGAGGATCGGGCGCGACACAGCCTTTCGTGCTTGGGACCAGCATCACGGACTGGCTCGCCGCTCACGTGCATCCAACGGGCGTTGGGCCATCTGGGCCTCCGACCACAGCCGGTACGCTATCCACGACCCTGAGCACGATCATCAAGGGGCGGTGAGCGGATGGCGCTGAACAAGGCATCCTTGAAGAGCGCGCTTCAAGCCTCGATTGCTGGCTACCCGGCAAGCCCTACCGTTGCCGCCCAAGGCTGGGCAGACGCTATCGCCGCGCACGTGGGGGAAGGAATGAGCCCCCAGGGGGTGCCACCTACCCCGGCGAGCGTGACGGCTGGGAAGTCAGCCCTGGCATCGTCGATCGCGACGGCATTCCAGGCGGGCAGCGCGGCCGGTGCTGGCGCGGCAGTGGGCGCCGCGGTGGCGCTGTTCTACCAGGGCCTTCTCTTCACGGGAGCGACGCCCGGAACCGTGACCGGGGTACCCGGTGCGGCGGCGCTGTCCCCGGCGTTGTCGGCAGCTTTTAGCGACAACGCAGCCAACTCTGCGACCATGGCCCAATCAGCCGATAGCTTTGCAAATGCGATTCACGCTTGCACGCAAACGGTGATCGTCACCCACGTAGCCCCGTCGTTCGTCGTCGGACCCCTCACATGATGTCGAAACCCAGAAACACAGCAAAACGAGGACGCGCGTGATTGTAGGCGCGTACGGCCCCATCGTGTTTTCGGTGAGCGCCGACGTCGTACGGACGTTTCGGGGGGGCTCACGCAAGCGGGAGACCACGTTTGCCGTACACGAGCCGATTGGGCACGCTCCGCGGTTGGAGCCGACGAGCCCGGTGCTTGACCAGGTTGAGCTTGAAATCAACCTGGACCAGGACCTCGGGACGAGCCCGGCTCTTGAGCTGGTCGCCCTGGGAGAATTGATGGATTTGCAAATGACGTGGCCGCTGATCCTCGGCCCCATCCCAATGGGCGAGTACGTGTTGACGAAGATCAGCGAGGAGTGGCGGAGATTCACTCGCCACGGCGTGCTGGCGAAGGTGGCCGTGAATATAAGCCTACTGCAAGACACCGATGGACAATGGGCTGAGAGGATGCAACGTGCCGTCGGACTATGACGTAACCGCAACCCCGCTGGTGATCGACTGGACGCCGGCTACCGAGGAAGCGGAGATTTTGCAGAACGTGCGCTTCATTCTTGGCACCGTCGCCGGCAGTGCTCCACTTGCGCGTAGCATGGGGATCGGCATGGATGCAGTAGACGCCCCGGCCAGCAAGGCGCGCGCGCTTCTGATGACATCCGTCCTGCGAGCAATCCAGCGCAACGAACCGAGGGCACGAGTGACGGAGCTCTACCTTGAGGACAACGGCGCGCTGGGTGGCCAGTTCACCCCGAGAGTGAGGATAGCAATTTGACGACACCGAGTGGCCTGCCTGATCTGACCTTCGTCGAGCGCGACGCCGCGGTCATAGAAGCGAACATGCTCACGCAGATTGAAACCGCGCTGGGCACCACGCTGGCCCTCGGCGACCCGCGACGCTCGCTCGTGAGCGGCGTCGTTGCCTTGCTGGTGCAGGAACGGCAAAACATCAACATCACGGGACGGCTGAACCTGCTCGACTACAGCTCGGGAGCCGCCCTGCTGGCGATCGGGGCGCTGGTGCTGGGCGACAACGCAGCCCTCTTGCCGACTGCCCCGGCGTTGACGACGATCCGATTCACCCTGAGTGCTCCGCGAGCCGAAGTCACGACGATCGCAGCCGGACGATTGGTATCCGCCGGCTCTGTGCAATTCGCCACGACCGCGTCGTACGACATCGCAATCGGAGCGACTACCGCCGACATCACTGCGCAAGCGGTGGTAGCTGGGGTGGCTGGTAATGGTTTCGTCGCAGGGCAGATTCATACCATCGTCGAGCCGATTCCGTTCGTCGCTTCGGCGGTGAACACGACCACGTCGCAGGGTGGAGCGAACCAAGAATCCGAGGACGCCTACAAAGCGCGCGTGCGCGCAGCGCCAGACTCTTTTTCGGTGGCAGGCCCCGAGGGCGCCTATATTTTCTGGGCGAAGAGCGCGAGTGCGGCGGTGGCTGATGTCAGCGTCACGACGGACCCTGCCTATCCCGGCGAGGTGTTCATTCGTCCGCTCCTCGTCGATGGGCATATTCCAGGGACTGAGGTTTTGGATCTCGTGTACGCCGCGGTAAACTCCAGTACGAAACGTCCACTGACCGACCTTGTGCATGTGTTGGCTCCGGTGGCGGTCAACTACAACATCGTGTTCACCTATTACCTAAACACTGAGGACGCGGCGCAGGCACTGTCGATACAGGCGGCGGTCAATGCAGCAGTGGTCGAGTATCAGGTTTGGCAACGGGCCAAGATTGGCCGCGATGTCAACCCCGATAAGCTGCGCAGCCTCGTAATCGCAGCCGGTGCCAAGCGATTGAGCGTGGCAGCCCCGTCTTTTACGACCCTCACCTCGTCACAGGTTGCCCAGCACTACGCCGTGACCGTGACCTACGGGGGGCTTGAGGATGCGTAGTCTCTCGACGGTGAGCCTCGGGGAAATCCTACCCGCGAACCTCGTTGCGGATCCGTTCGTCGCAGCATTGATCTCCGTGTTCGACGATGAATTTCACCTTCTCGTCGCAGACACCGCCGCCATTCTTCTGTTCGCCGCTCTTGGTACGCAGCCAGACGCTGTGCTGGACGAGCTGGCGTGGCAGTTCAACGTGGATTTCTACGACCAGGGAGCCTCTCCGGATGAGAAGCGAGAGCTTCTCGCGCAGTCCATCTACTGGCACTCGATCAAGGGAACCCCCCACGCAATCGAGCGCGTGATCGAGATCGTATTTGGAACGGGGACCCTTGAGGAGTGGTTCAGCTACGGCGGGG